AAGAAGGTTGACTGGAGTATGGGAGTCAACTTGTTGCCTGAAGTGGCAATCAAGGCTGGCTTACACTCCTCTCCTTCGATCCACAATGTCTTCTCTAAGCCTGGCTCGATGAAAGGCCAGAGCTCATTGGGGCAAAGGTACTCGAAGAACGAGCGCGCTATACTATCACTAGCGTGAGAAAGATCAAGCGTAACATAAGGATCATCAGAGGGCATTGATCCAAGTCTTGCCCGCTCGCGGTTTAGGGACTGGTCCTCAGGGGGCATGAGAGCTAAATATCCTGTTGCGGATGTCAGCTCTATCAGCAGATTCCTGATCCAAGATCCTATGTAGTTTAGATAAGGCGTATTAGGAGCTATAACTCTAGACGATTCATAGTCCTTAGGGACAGTTGATATCTTGGCATAACCAGATAACAACTCGTTGCATCCCGAACGAACGGGAGGAGCAAATGGTAACTCATACCCATAAAGGGCATCAACGCCTAAACTACTCCCCTTTCGATCAAACGTAGCAGTATGGTCTAACAACCATTGAAATTTCTCTGTCTGAGTTTTCAAGGATGCCATAACTACCTCCCCTTCCTTCGATTTAGAAGGACCGCACGCAACTCCTGATGAGAAGAATGGCTCAAAGCTATTCACTCGATCAATGAGGGCCTTCCAGGCTTTCTTAGATAACGATGGGATGAGAATCTCTCTCATGACTTGTCTAAGAAGCGTGCAGACATACTGACCAGGCCACATGGTTAAATGATCCAGTGCATATACACTAGTTTCCCAGTGTATCTTCCTGAATTTCTGCAGGGAACTCTTAGGATCGGTCTCAATCCTCGTAAAACGTTTGGGAAATCTCAACAGGATCTGGGCAGCAGCCGCCTTATACGAGTTCTCTTCGTAAAATGCTGAGCCAATAGATGACTTCGCAAAGCGAGAATGCCCTGACCTGTAGCTGTCTTCGATGACGCCGGACCAAATCTCAGATAAGGTTGCGGTCTCAAAAGAGAAAGATGTGTCAAGCAAGAGGAGCTTGGCATACTCGTCAGCCGATTCTATACAGAAGAAAAGGCCAAGGTTCTGGATAGCGTTGGATAGTTGCCAGGCAGCAGCATAACTGCTGCAATCTAAAACCATCAGACACCAAACATCAGCACAAAGGTCGTACTGGGGCTGATCGGCTTCAGATACCTTGTCGATTTTATGAGCGCGATCTAAACAATCGCAGAAAGTGTTAACAACTTTCATTCTAAACCTCCTTGCTCTTTGGAGCAAATAAAAATCAAACACATCAAACTGAAATTAATCTGATGTAGGTACAAGAGCACTCTTGGCGAGGTCTTTAAACCTCTCAGTTCCACCAT